ATACAATTTTTTCGCTCCCGAGTTCGCAACTTTCGCCCGAGGTCAGCCATGAGTGGTAGGCACGGTCCATTGAGCACCCCCTCGAAGGTGCTGGACATGCGCGGCTCGTGGCGCGGCAAAGCGCGGGAAGATCAGGGAGAGCCTCAGCTTGAAACCTGCCTGCCGCGTCCGCCGGCGGAGTTGACGGCGGCGGGTCGGGTGGTTTGGAAGCGTGTTGCTCGGCGGGTGGGGCCGGACGGCTTGCAGGTTATGACCCGCGCCGACGTTGGGGCGTTGGTGAGGCTGTGCGAGTTGGAGGCTATGTGGTTCACCACCCGGGACCGGCTGTATCCGAAGGATTCGGAGACGGTCCAGTTGAATCGCCCTATCAGGGGCAAGTCGGAGCGGGTGATGGATGAGGATGGCAAGCTCCGCTGGGAGCCGGGTCCGGTGTTGGGGTATGAGGAGCGGCCGGAGTTCGCTCAGTTGATCCGGTTGACGGAGAGATTGGATCGGGCTTATGCGACGTTCGGGTTGACGCCGAGTGATCGGGTGAGGGTGAAGGCGCTGCCGGTGTCGGAAGTTCCGGAAGAGGAGCCGGACCTTGAATGAAGATTTATAAGTCAACCAACGTTTTTGATGAAGCTCTGAAACGCATCCGCTTCGTATTCGATGAGTTTGAAAATATAGTAATTGACATATCCGGCGGCAAGGATTCGACGGTTATTTTCAATCTAGCGATGATGGTGGCGCAAGAGCGGGGCCGGTTGCCGCTCCGGGTTATGTGGCTTGACCAGGAGGCGGAGTGGCAAGCGACGGCGGACACCGTGCGCGAGATCATGTACCGGCCCGATGTCCTTCCTTTGTGGTATCAGATTCCCTTCCGGCTGTTTAATGCCACGTCGGTAGAGGAGCATTGGCTTAACTGTTGGGACCCGAAAGAAGAGGCCCGTTGGATGCGGCCCAAAGACCCTATCTCGATAAAGGAAAACGTATATGGGAAGGATCGCTTCCATGATATGTTTAAAGCATTCATGGTTCACGACTTCCCTTCGTCTCCGGCCTGTCACCTTGCGGGAGTTAGGGCGGAAGAGTCACCGTCACGGGCGTTTGGGTTGACTTCATATCGGACCTATAAGTGGGCTACCTGGGGGAAGGTAGAGGACAAGAAGCGCGGGCATTATACTTTCTATCCTATTTACGATTGGAGTTACACCGACGTTTGGAAAGCAATTCATTGTAATAAGTGGCCGTATAATAGGATATATGACTTAATGTATCAATATGGGGTGCCGGTTTCTGGTATGCGGGTTTCTAATGTCCACCATGAAACGGCGGTCCACTCCCTTTTTTATTTGCAAGAAATTGAACCCGCTACCTATGAGCGGTTGTGTCAAAGAATATCGGGGATCGACATGGCGGGCAAGATGGGAAAGGCCGATTACTTTCAGCGGACCTTGCCCTTTATGTTCTCATCCTGGAAAGAATACCGTGATTATTTGTTAGAGCATTTATTCACTAACCCGAAATGGCGGGCCGGATTCCGCAAGAAGATCGACTCGCAAGAGAAAGCCTATCGGGGCGAGTACGGGGATAAACTTTACAAGATGCAAATTCAGTCTATACTTACGAATGACTGGGAAGGGATCAAGCTGAAAAACTTTGATGACGCGCCGGGCCGGTGCCAGTTGCGGATTGAATTGAAAGAGAAAGCGAATGCCGAGCTTGCCGCCGAAGCCTGATTGGGATCGCGCCCGCGCCTACATCGCGTCCGTGCCTTGGGTGTGGGCTAAGACCTATGCCAAGACCTTCCCTCATTGGTACACGGTAAGGGATAAGATGCCGGAGTTCGACGCGGAGTTCTGCTGGTTCGCTCAATTCATCCGGGACCAGGGCGACCCTAAACCTTTTTTCAAAAAGGTTCACGTTTATCTTGAACTCGACGGATGGAAATACTGGACGATGGGGTGCCCGATCTATCCCGCCGGACATCCGCATCGGGGAACGGAGCCGGAAACTTTTATCATCAATCGGGAGTCAATAGTTGAACCACGATGACCAGCCGGTGTCGGGCGTTAAGTGGGTGTCGCTCGCCCAGGTGCAGGCGAACGATTATAACCCCAACTCCGTCGCCGACAATGAACTGCATTTACTTTATACTTCCATCCTCCATGACGGCTATACGCAGCCGGTTGTCTGCGTTTACGATTCAATTACGGATAAGTATATCATCGTTGACGGCTTTCACCGGCACCTGGTGATGAAACTTTATCCCGATATTTATGAGCGGACCGGGGGCGAACTTCCCGTCGTGGTGATCGACAAGCCGATCAATGACCGCATGGCCTCGACCATCAGGCATAACCGGGCGCGGGGAAAGCACTCCGTCGCCGGGATGAGCAACATGGTTTTCAACATGCTTGAAAACGGGATGGACGATGCCGCCATCTGCCGGGATCTTGGCATGGAGGCCGACGAGTTGGTCCGCATGAAATATATTTCCGGGTTCGCCAAGCTCTTTGAAAATACGGAATACCGTAAGGCGTGGGAAACGACCCGGCAGATACGGCTGAAAAAGGAATGGCAAGATGCAAACGGAAAAGATTAAGCTGGCGCTGATAAAACCCTACTGGCGTAACCCGCGAAAGAATGAGCGGGCGGTCAAGGCGGTGGAGGAATCAATCAAGCGGTTTGGCTTCAATACTCCCTTGATCCTGGATCGGGAATTGACCATCATCGCCGGTCATACCCGTTACCGGGCATTGATGAATCTGGGAATGGATGAGGCCGACTGCGTTATAGTGGACCTGCCGCCCGGCAAGGTAAAGGAATATCGGATAGCGGATAATAGAACCAGTGAATTTTCCGAATGGGATTGGGATAAACTTATCCCGGAATTGCGGGAAATAGACAACGCCTTTGACTTCAAAGTATTCTTTGAAGATATTGACAATCTTATCGGGGTAGGGAATAAGGCGGTAACTAACGAGCAGGCGCGGGCAGAATCCGAAAGCGCCGCCGCCCGCTTCGATGATGTGGGCGGAGCGGGGCAAGAGGCCGAGAGCATGATCAGCCTATCCTGTCCCGAGTGCGGGGCCACGTTTTCCGTCGCCCGCAAGGATGTTTTGAACGAGAAAATTAAATGACTAAACCCAAGCCGAAGCTGCTCTATGCTCCCGCCGATATTCCCGCCGAATGGCTCGCCATCATCCGCGCCGTTCCCAACTACGATCCCTGCCGTGGAGCGGCGGAATTGGAACTCGTATTTGATGCGGGCAATGCCGCCGTCGCTATCGAGTGGATCGAAAAACATTTCAAGCACGTCAGCGGCGAACTCGGCCACCGGCCCTACATCCTGGGCGCGCATGAGAAGGCCCTGGTTGCCAACCTGTTTGGATGGAAGCGCGCCGACGGCACCCGGCGTTATCGCAAGGCGCTTTATTTCATCGGCAAGGGCAATTCCAAAACCACCCTGGCGGCGGCGATTGCCCTGCTGGTTCTGACCAAGGACCCGGAGGCGGGCAAGCAGATATTCGTTGCCAGCGCCGACGCTGAAACCGCCGACATGCTTTTCGGGATCGCCAAGGAGCAGGTGCTTGACGACCCCTGGTTGGCGGAGCGATGTGAGCCTTGGAAGCGGTCAATCAAGCTCAAGGGCAAGCCGGACTTTTTCTCCATCCTCTCGAGTAAGGCCGAGACGAAACACGGCAAGATTCCGAACCTGGTAGTCATTGACGAATTGCATGTGGTCGAGCGCGACCTGGTTGATACCCTCGTCGCGGGCCTGATGAAACGCAAGCAGTCCCTCTGCCTTTACCTTACCACCTCCGATTATGACCAGGTTTCGATCTGCAACGACATTCAGGATTATGCGCAGCAGATTATTGACGGGACGGTTGACGATCCCTACTTCCTCCCGATCATTTATAAGGTGGATGAGCCGGACATCAATTTTCTGCGCGGGCTGAAGCCGGGCGAGGGCGACCGTGAAACCCTGCTCGGCATTTTCCGCAAGGCCAATCCCGGCCTCGGCACTTCCATACTTGAATCGAATATGTTGGAGGCCTGGGGCAACGCGCAAAAGATGCCGTCGTACCTCAATACTTTTTTCCGGTTGAACTGCAACTATCGAACCGAATCCGAGACCATGTGGATTGACATGGGGAAGTGGGATCAGTGCGGGCCGTCGCCGGGCGAGCCGACGGACCCGGAGGACTGGCGCGACTACATGGAGGCCCGGATGAAGGGCAACGCCATCTTCGCCGGCCTCGACATCGCCCGGACCGATGACTTCTTCGCCCTGGTACTCGAATGGGTCATGGGCGGCCGGACCATCATTTTTCCATATTTATGGGTGCCGGAGAATGGGCCGTGGCGATCAAGCGGCGTTTACCGGGAGCGGTATGAGGAGTGGATTGGCAGGGGATTCATCATCACCACGCCCGGCGAGGTTATGGACGACGATACGCTTTTGCATGGAATCAAGCGCATCTGTGTCCCCCTGGGCATTCGCCAGATCGGAGCGGATACGACCTTTGACGGGCAGGGCCTTTGTCAACGGCTTATCAAGGAAGAGCATTTTGATATTGTCACCGTCAGGCAGAATTACGATCAGATGACCGCGCCCTGCATCGAGTTTGAGAAACGGATAGCGGAGCGGAAAATCAATCACGGCGGCAACCCGGTGTTTCGTTGGATGACCGGCAACACCGTGCTTCAGCAGGATGCGTCGGGGAAGCAGTGCCGTCCGGTCCGCTCCAAGAAGCGCGAGTTGAAAATTGACGGCACGGTCGCGGCGATCATGGCGCTGTCGCGGCTGGTGACGGCAGCGGACAAGGTTTCGCCCTATGCACAGCCCGCGCCGAAGCTGGATGGAAATGGCAATATACTAGGGAAAATAGAGACGGCGGAGGTGAAAGACGCCCCGGCCTGGCAGTCGGTTTACGCCCAAAAAGCTCCCCGGCTTGACAAAGATGGCCGGGTAGTTCATGATACCGTTTCAGAGGATGGAAGATGAAACGAACCGAAGTGGCCGCACGCCTCCAAATCCTCGCCCGCGCTCTCGCCGCGCTGATCCTGATCGGCGCTGGCACGTATCTTCTTTTCGGCCTGCCCCATGCCCTGCTTACCCTTGGCGCCATCATCCTGGCCGATGCCTGGTTGGAATCGTGGCTTGACACCTTGCCTCATGGGAGGACCCGATAATGTTTGGACCGGCGATTATGGCGGCGGCGGGCGGCTGGTTAAGCACAAACAACGACGCCATCTTTGACGGCCTCAATTACAATTCGTATTTCATCCGCTCCGAGTCCGGCGCAGTCATAACCCCCGATACCGTGCTCGACATCCCGGAATGGCTATCGCTGGTTTCCAACATCGGGGATGACTTCGGCAAGCTCCCGACCTTCGTTTATGATGAGGACCGGGGCGGTAACCGGACCCGCGCCCGCGGCACCCCGCTCTATTCCCTGCTCCATGATATGCCGAACCCGAATATCAGCGCCATGAATTTCAAGCAGTTGGTAGTGAATTGGGCCTATAATTGGGAGGCTTTCCGGGCGGAGATAGAGTTCAAGAACGGCTCACCACTCGCCCTATGGCCGATTCATCCCGGCCGAATCAAATTGAAAACCGACAAGGGGACCGTCTATTATGAGATCAATTCGAGTGACGTGGGCGTGGCTCCGGTCCGCCGCGAGGCTTGGCAGATTTTTGACTTTCACCGTTTCGGCCCTGACGGTTTCCGGGGTTACATTCTGCCGAAGCAGGGCCGCAACCTTTTCGGCCTGGGCCAGACCCTTATGCAATATGCGGCAAAGTTTTTCAAGGATGATACCACCCCGAGCGTCGCCCTGATCCACGAAGAGGAATTGAAGTATGAGCAGCAAGCCGAACTCCGGCAATGGTGGATCAACCAGCATGAGGGGCCGCATGGCGTGGCCGTCCTGTCGGGCAAGCTCAAGCTGGAGCGATTTGACATTGATCCCGAGAAGGCGCAACTGCTACAGTCGCGCCAGTTCACGGCCCGGCAATTCTGTATGCTCGGGCGTTTTCCCGTCGCCATGCTTGGACTGTTCGACAACAATTATTCCAACGTCGAGGCCATGCGCGAGGGTTACTACCCCGAGACCATTCATCCCCTGTGCGTTTTATTCGATCAGGAATGCAAGCGAAAGCTCTTGGATGACGACCAACGCGAGTCCGTCCTGATCGAAACCGACATGAACGCCATGCTCCGGGGCAGCCCGACCACCCGCGCCAATGTGCAGCGGACGCGCATATACTCGGGGACCATGACCCCGAACGAGGCGAAGCGGATGGAGAATGAGAACACCGCCGGACCCGAGGGCGACGTGCTGCTCGTTCCGACCAATATGGCCCCGCTGTCAATGGTGGTCGAGGGCCGGTCACTCGGATCGGCCAAGGGAGGTAACCCCGCCGCCGGTGAGTCCCCGAATCCGGTGGAGGAACCTGGGCCCGATACCTCCCAGATGAAGCAGGCCGCCATCTTCCGCCCGCTCTTTTTCGCGGCGGCGGAGAGGTGTGTCGAGAAGCAGGCCAAGGCTACCTGGCACCGGGCCTCGGCCAAGGCCGACGACTGGCGAGCGTGGTGTCCGGTGTTTTTTGCCAAGCAGGGCAACTATTGGCGGGCGGCGATGGGGACCGTGGCTGATGCCTATTCCGCCGCCTTGGGCCAGCCTCCGAGTCTGAATTATGAGACCGTGTGCCGGGAGACGGCGGAGGCTTCCGCCCGCGACGCGGACGCGGCCTTTGCCGGCGGACCCGAGTCGGTGCTGGCGCTCTGTGAATCCTGGCGCGATACCCTGGCGGAAAAGGTGACAGATACCATTATGCAAGCGATTGAGGAGGAGTACGGCCATGCCCGATGACATCCGCCACGGCCTGATGTTTGTCGCCCCGCCCGACCTGTGGGGAGCGCACTTCCGTCCGCTCCGGTTGCTGGCCGAAGAGGAACTGGCCGGGATCAAGGCGGCGGTCAACGGCACCCGGCAATACTATTCCGTCAACAACGGCGTCGCCCTGATTCCGCTCAAGGGACTGATGGTAAAAGACCCGATGTGGATGGGCGAGACTTCGACTATCGCCGCGACGGTTGCGGTCAAGCAGGCGGCGGCGGACAAGGCCGTAAAGTCGATCATGCTGGTGGTAGATTCTCCCGGTGGCGAGGTGGTCGGAATCAAGGAACTTTCCAACGCCATCTATCAGTCCCGCGCCGCGAAGCCGGTTGTGGCCCAGGTGGATGGCCTCGCCGCCTCCGCCGCTTATTGGGCCGCGAGTCAGGCCACGAAGATCGTAGCCCATGAACTCGACGCCGTGGGAAGCATCGGGGTTTATGCCCTGGTGGTGGATGATTCCCAAGCGTATGAGTTGCAGGGTGTCAAGGTCCATCTGGTAACGACGGGAGAGTTCAAGGGCGCGGGTGAGGTCGGGCAACCGATCACCGAGGCCATCATCAAAGATCGGCAACGGGTGGTTGACACCTTTTTCAATGCCTTTGTCGCGGACATTGCTCGGGGCCGGGCCATGACCCGCGAGGCCGTGCTCGCCCTGGCCGATGGCCGAATCTGGATCGGAGCGGAGAATGTCACCAATCGGCTGATCGACGGGATAAGCGACTTCTCCGCCACCTTTGCGAATCTCGCCGCCGCCGGGCAGAGTCCCGATGGGCGGCTATCGACTCGGATGGCCGGGGCCTCGCTGGCCCTGGCGGAAATGGAGGCGGACGCGCATAGCCGCGGCCTGTCTCTCGGCAAGGCGCAGTAGGGCAGAGTCCCGAAACGTAAACTTTAACCCATGATGGAGGATACGCAAGATGAATAAGTATTATCGACTGGCCGCCGAAGCCCAGAAACGGGCGGACGCCATTCTCGCCAAGGCCAAGGCCGAAGGCCGTGACATGACCGACGAGGAGGCGACCGCCTTCGAGACGGCCACTGCCGAATTCACCGACAACCGCGTCAAAGGCGACAAGCTCCGCGATTCCCTGGCCACCCACGATCAGGCCACCGCCGACGTTACCGCCGGCCTTGACCGCCGCGCCGCTCCCCCGCCTCCGCCGGCCGCCGCCGCCATTGCGCTGGCCGCCAGCATCGAGGTCGGGATTCCCGAGGTGCTCCGCGACCCGCGCTTCGGCCTGGCCGACGCCGAAGAGTTCATTTGCAACGTTATCGCCGCCGGCAGCGCCGCCAAGCTCGGCAACCCTTTCCGGTCGGAAAAATTCGCCCGGATCGGAGATGCGTTCAATTCCGTCCGGGCCGCGGCCGGGGCCTCGACGTTCGTTGGCGCCGACGGCGGCTTCCTGGTTCCGCCCGAGTTCGCGGCCGGCGTGTTCTCACGTCAGACCCCCGAGGACCTGCCGATCATCGGCCAGTGCCAGCGGTACGCGATCACCGGCAACTCCCTGGCCGTTCCCGCCGTGGACGATTACGACCGCTCCAGTTCGAGTTACCGAAACGGCGGCGTCATCGTCTACTGGCCGGGCGAGGGCGGCGAGATCACGGCCTCCAAGGTCAAGACCCGAATGATCGAGTTCCGGACGCACAAGATGGCCGTACTTTCCTATGCCACTTCCGAATTGCTCCGGCAGGCGGTCAACTTCGAGTCGATTCTCATGCCCGCCATCCTGTCCGCCATCCGTGACGAAATGATCGAGGTCATCATGTTCGGCTCCGGCGCGGGCAAGCCCCTGGGCGGTTTCGCCGCGACCAACCCGGCGCTTGTGGCCGTGGCCATCGAATCCGGTCCGCAGACGACGGACACCGTGGTCGCCGCGAACATCAATAAGATGTATTATCGGCTCTTCGCCGCCGTCCGCGCCGGCTCCGCCTTCTACCACAACTCCGAGGTCGGGCCGCAGCTCGACGCCATGACCGTGGACATCGGCGCCAGCGCCATCCCGATCTACATGCCGCCGGGCGGCATGGCCGACGCGCCCTGGGGTCGGCTGAAAGGCCGCGCCGCCTATGAGAGCGAGCACTGCCTGGCTCTTGGCGATCAGGGCGACATCTGCTACGGAAATTTCAATCAGTACGGCCTCGTGACTTACGGCTCGGACGTTCCCCGGATGGATATTTCCATCCACCTCCGGTTCAACTATGACGAGACGGCCTTCCGCGCGACGTTCGAGTTGGACGGCCGTCCCCTCTGGGACAAGCCGATGGTCCCGCGCAAGGGCGCGGCGGCCAACACCCTCAGCCCGTTTGTCACGCTTGCTACCCGGTAAGCGGGCAAGACGAAGGAGAATATCATGGGACAGAATGTCAAAGGACTTGAACGGTGTTATCCGGTTTTGGCCGGCGCTCCCATCGACCTCAACAGTCCGGGCATGACCGGCGATTATTTCAACATGTCGAAATACCGCCGGTGCCTGGTCATCATCGCCTTTGGTGATGGCACCGCCACCACCGGCGACATCGTTGCCACCCTCAGTCAGTCAAAGACCGTCGCCAACGGGGACAGCAGCGACAAGGTGCTGAATGCCCTGGTGACGGGCCGCATTTATGCGCAGGTGGCGGCCACCTATGCCGCCTATGCCCAGCTCACCGGCGGCTGGACGGAAGAGACCCAGGTTGTCGCGGATGAGGTCTGGACTGATGACGATTCCGGCGAACAGTGCGGCATCATCTGCCTGGAAATCCGGCAGGAGGACCTGGACGTGGACAGCGGCTTCATCTATTTCAAATGCAGCCTGACCGCCGCCGCCTCCGCCAAAGTCGCGGCCATGATTTACCTTGGGTTGGACCCGACCAACGAGGCGGCCCCGGTAAACATGGCGAACCCGCTGGTCTAACAATACGGGGAAAGGATAACGAGGGACGCCGATCCCCGATCCTCTCCATAACAAGGAGGATACGAACGTGAATAAGAAAGTTTCGCTTTTGACCGCCATGCTGGTTATCATCGCCAGCCTGAGCATCGGCGCCCTGGTGACTTACCGGCAGGTAGGCGGCGACCTGATCTGGATCGACAAGGCGGCCGAGCCGGGGTCGGTGTTCTATGTGTCAAGCGTGGTCGGCTCCAACTATGCCAGTTGCGGCCGAAGCCCGTCCCGTCCGTGCGGCACGGTTGACTATGCCATCGGCCTCTGTACCGATAACAAGGCCGACACGATCTACGTCATGCCGGGGCACGTCGAGGAGGGAGCCGCCGCGACGCAGTTCTTTGATGCTGATGTGGCGGGCATTTCGATCATTGGCCTTGGGTCAGGATCGGACCGTCCGCGCTTCGATTACAATTATGCCGATTCGACGGCGACCATCGGGGCCGCCAACGTCACCCTGAAAAATCTGGTATTCCGACCGGGAATTACCTCGACCGCCCTGGGCATCACCATCGAGGCCGCGGGCGATTATGCCCTGATCGAGAATTGCGAGTTCGCCGTTGGGGAAGCCAGCGGCACGGATGAGTTCGTTGTGGCGGTGGAACTGAATACCGGAGCCGACGATGTTACCATCCGTGGCAACAAGTTTTTTACTGCCATCACCGACGCCTCATGCACAGCGGCCATCAATCTCGGCATGGGTGGAGCCGTGGCGCGGACCAGCATCGAGGACAACTATTTTTACGGCAACTACTCGACCGCCGCCATCATTGACGGCACGACCGCGGTTACCGAGATTAACATTCTCGATAACCGGATCAAGATCAAGGACCAGGAGCCGGGAATCGAATTGGCGGCGGCCACGACCGGCATCTTGGCTGACAATGAGATTGAGAGTACCAGCCTGGCCAACCCTGACGCCGCCATCGTCGCCGCGGCCTGTTCGTGGTTCAGCAATTATGTGGTGACCACCGACGGCGCGGCTCCGGAGATGATCGGCACTACACTCGAAACCGTTTTGCCGATCGGAACTGTTTTCTATACCACCACGACCGTCGCGGCTGGCGCTTCCATCGCTACTGGCGGCATGGCCTTGACCGGCGCGGCCTCCGGCACCCTATTGCTGATGGACGTTACTATTCAGGTGGGCGCGACCGCGCTGGCGTCGGCGAACGGGACCGCCGCCTTGGAGTTCTACACCGACAACGTTAAGGGCACGGACCAGTTCATGCATATCATTCAGACCAGCCTGACCGCGCAGGATACGATCAGCATGGACAGTTATACCTTTACCATTGTCGGAGTCACCACCGGAACCACCACGGTCAACACCATCGCCAAGACCGTCTATGGCCGCCACGTGGTGCTGGCCTCGGGCAAGAAAATCTACATCCGGGCCGACACGCAGACCTTTAACGCCGGCGGCACCTTCATCATCAACTGTGTCTGGAAGCGATTGAGCGCGGGCGCGACCATCGCGTCCCGATAACGTCCGCCGCATCCGGGGGCTTGGCATGAGCGAACCGCTGAAAATGGAAACGGTATTGAACCTGTGCGCGCTCCAGCAGGTGTGGCCGCTCCTTGCCCGCAGCGAAGCCAAGTCCCCGGACGATTCCTTGATACGGCAGAGGATAGCCGAGTTATCCTATGAGGCTATGCTCATCATGAATCGGGGAATCGTCCGGAAGTCGCGGACGGAAACCCTGGACATTCGGCCCGGTCAAAAATCTTTTTACGTTTCGTCGCCGCCGATTGATACCGTAGTTGGAATCATCGCCCGGATCAATCAGGACACGCCGCGGGTGTGGACCAATGCCGCCGACCTGGTTGATGCGGAGGATATTTTTCTCGGGACGGATCGGGCGGCGCGGGGAGAGGTCTATATCGAGAGCGAGTTTGGGAACCTGATCGAGGCTCTCCGAATCGTTTACACCGGCGGCCTGGGCACGATCACCGGGGCCTGGGGATGGGATGGGGCGAGCGCCAACACCGGCGCGGGCGGTATCGGCGTTTTCACCTCGGCAGTCGGGAGTTTTGTTACCGACGGCGTGGTTGCCGGGTGCAAGCTGAAAATCCTGAATGGATTAAATTCTCCGACCACCTGGACCGTCTTGTCGGTTCAATCCGAAACGCAGTTGACCGTGACGGCGGCCTTTACCTCCGGGTCGACCACGGATCAAAGATTTTACGTCCTGGATTCCAACGGGACGAGCATCATTCACGACTGGCCTTTGATCGCGTCGGCCATCGCCGGCCAGACCGCAAACGATTGGACCATGCGGGCGCGGCAGGGGATCGTGAGCGAGAATGTCGGCGGGGTGGGGGTAACGTGGGTTCCTCCCGGCGGCTGGCTGAATCGCAACCTCCGGCTCTTGGAGCGGCATCGGGTGAGGCGATTTTAATGCAGGCGGTCAATTTCACCGGCACGATCCGCATGGGCGGCTCCAATGCCCCGAGTTTACAGATGGGCTTTGATCCGGCGAGCCTGGCCTCGTTCGTTTCCTTTTGCAAGGAAGGAACATTGAAGCAAGGCAATTTCTTAATGAAGCGTATGTTTTCCCGTATGGCATCGCAGGTGCGGCGGAGGGTTATCGCGGTCGGATATTCCGGACGCGGCCCTCATTCGCTCGGGGTGGGGCCGGGAAAATATGGACATACCCGCGACTGGATTTTCAAAAGATCGGGCGCGAAAAAATTGGGCGGTTATGCCCGCGTGGAAGTCGGCTTCGCTGCCGGTCATAGATTTTACAAGGCTCGGATGAATGAGGATGGAACCTATAAAATGTGGACAGCATCAAAAATGAAATATGGCCCATCGCTGGCCGATACCCGTTCCGCCGTTCCCGGCGGACGCTATACTAAAAAGTCACATCCGGTTTACGGCAAGTATCGCGGCGTACTCCCGGGCCGCGTTCCATTCGCCTATGCCCGCAAGGCCATCAATGAAAATGAGATTCGGGAAATGACCACAAAGGCGGTCATGGACGCGCTGCGGGCGGCGGCGAAGAGGTCATAACGGGATGAAAGGTTTTTGAGATGTTCAAAATAATTTCCACGAGTTTTAACGGCGACCGGCTGACGGCGCGGGTCGTCTTCGTGCTGGCCGACGCGACGGAGGTCGAGACCACGGTGGCGTTGGGAGCGCCGCAGTGTCAAGGATCGGAGGAGTATAATGGCAACACTTTACGCTTGGACTAACGGCGGTAACTGGACCACGATAGGGACCTGGCGGACGGTTTCTTCGGCTGGTGCTTCGTCCGGCACGATTCCGGGCGCTGGCGATGATTGTATCTTTGATGCCGGGGCCGTCGCGGCCGTGACCGTGGTCGGGACTACCACCAGCCTTGCCAAAACCGTCACCTGCCAGAGCGCCAATAATAATATCGCTTTCGCCGTTTCCACAATTTTGATTGTTTCCGGCAGCGTGACCTTCTTTGCCGGGATGACTTTATCGGGAACGGGAACGCTGAAAATAAATGCGGCCGCTACCTTGACCAATGGCGCAGGCTTGACCTTTCCCGGAGCCGTGAACTTTGCCATTACCGGGACGGTGGCAGTGGTAAACTCTTGGATCATAACGGGCGTGACTACAATTTCCAACGCCCTGGTTTTGAACTCCGCTAACCTCGCCCATACCTGGACAATGAACGGCGGATTTACTCTCGCCATCGCCATCTCGGGAACGACGGTGCTGATCCTGGGAGGCTCGGGTGGAACCTGGTCGGGAAACTTCTCCGTTTCAAACAGCATGACCGTTAATTGTACTGACTATATTTTCTCAGGAACGGTGCAATACAAAACGGGAACTTTTACTTATACGGCAGGGGCAATAACTTTCGCTTCCACTCCCATCCTAAATATATCTGGTAACTGCACTATGGCAAGCGCGGCCCTGATATGGAATACAATTAACTTAGGAGCAACGTCCATCGTTACCTTGACCACAAACTTCGATGCTATCAACTTTACTCAAACTGCCTATAACATGACTTTTGCCGGAGCGTTTAATGTAGCGATAACCAATTTTAAGTGTTATGCAACAAGTGCCGGTCCCTTATCCTTTACCTGGGCTGCCGGGACGACCGTTTCGATTTCAACTTTAATTTATATCTCCAGTGCCCCCGATGCGGGGACCGTTACCCTCAAGTCCGGTACAAGCCCTAATTATGCTAACCTCAATTATCAGGGGCCGGTTGATAACTGTAAAATCTTTGGGGCCATCTTTACCGATGTAGATGCTTCGACTTCAATCCGACCGCTTTATAACTGGTACGGTAGTGCCTTGACGCATTGTGTTAATGTTGTTAATTGTACTATTACGGACATGCTTTTATCAATAGCGGTGGCGGCAGTCAAGGTTGATACGGCGGCGATTATCGCCACGCTCGGCACCCCGGCGAACATTGACGGCGGGGGCGCGACCCTCGCGGACAACCTTAAAAAGCTGGCCGACGATAATGGCGGTTTGACCTTTGATGCTACGACGGATTCACAGAATAAAATAAAGGCGGCGGTCGGGACGCCGGTTGCTTTCGATGGCGGCGCGGCCACGCTTGCGGGCAACCTGCAAAAGCTCGCGGACGACAACAACGGCGCGACGTTTAATGCCGAGTTTGACAGCCAGAATAAGATCAAGGCCGCGATTACCGGGCTGAACAACGCGCCCGACGTTTCCGGCACAATGGCCCTGGCAACGGAACTGGCGAAGGTGGTCAACAAGCTCCCGACCAACTACCTGGCCGGAGCCGCGTCGGTGGCCAACCTCAACAACGCGCCCGACCTGACCTCTCCGCTCGCCACGGTGGATGGGATCGTGGACGACATCAAGGCCGCTATCGGGACGCCGGTTGCGCTGGATATTCACGGGGATATTCCCGGTCTTGCTACTTTGGCGAGTATGTTGACAAAAATGGTAGATGACAATGGCGGAGCCGATTATAATTGTACTACTAGCAGTTTGGATAAAATCCCTTATGCTTTATGGGATTATGTGATTCCTACTATTATAGAGAGTGATAAAGCTGGAGCAATTCTGAAACATTGTTTAGGCATTCCTGATCAGGTTTGGGGGGCACTATTAGTGACCAATGATGATTCTGGTTCTTTTGGAAAAGCGATTGCTTTAATTAAGTCCCAAACCGACCACCTCAAATTCGCGGCGGGCGCAGACCCGCAGCCTATCGTGGCCGACCTCACCGGGGTCGCCCTCACCACGGATATAACCGCCCTGCACAATGCGCCCGATCTCACCACCCCGCTGGCTGCGGTCAAGACCGTGGTGGACGACATCAAACTCAAAACTGCCAAGCTCTCTTTTGCCGCCGGGACCGGCGAGCAGGACCTCAAGGCCACCCTCGACGGCGAGACCGTCAAGATCACCGGGACGAAACAGCAACTCGATGACCTCCACGACGCGCCCGACCTCACCACCCCGGTCGGACTGCTGGCAAAAACCACCGAACTCCAACCCGCCGCTGCCGCCGCCCTGACGGCCTTCCCGGTGCCCAAGGCCGCCGATGTCCAGGCCAGCGCCGCCGCCGCCCTGACGGCCTTCCCGGTGCCGAAGGCGGCCGACGTCCAGACCTCCGCCCAGGCGGGCGCCGCCGCCGCGCTTACGGCCTATCCCGTCCCCAAGGATGCTGATGTGCAGGCAGACGCGGCAGCGGCTCTGGCCGCTTTCCCCGCCGCCAAGCCCTCTGACGTGGCCGTTACCATCAATGTTTACGAGACGGAGGACAACTCCTAGATGGCGTCCTATATCGCCAGCCAGACCGCCACCTTCACCGTCCGCTTCACCCGCAACGGAAGCCTATACGATCCCTATGCCGTCGGCTCCGTCCGCATCCTTGACCCGTCAAGCACGGTCATGGCGACCCTCACGCCGACGCGCCTCAGTCTTGGCATTTATTCTATAACCTATACTATACCCGCCGCCGGTCCCGCCGGTCAATGGCATCACGCCTGGACCTATACCGGCGCGGCGGGTATGGCCTCCGATTCCTTCCAATATGCTTTCGACGTGGTCGCCGCCTCCTATGTCGTCACCCCGGTCAATGCTCCAATCTCCGGCCTGATTTTTGACAACGTAGTCACCACGCTCCAAGGAATAACTCTCTCCGCTGGCTATAATCAGACCGTGGCGAAAGTGGAGCGGACCCGGCCGCTTAACGACCCCAACGTGGCGACCTATCCGACTCTTACCGCCTGGATTGAAGATGAGAGCCGGGAGCAATCGCAGATCAATTATACCGACCACCATCAAACTCTCGTGGTCCGGGGATTCACGATGAGCGGGGATAACCCGGCGCTGGCGTTGGAACGGCTGATGGCGGACGTGGAGCGGGCGCTGGCAATAGATATAACGCGGGGCGGGTATGCGATTGACACTGCCGCCGTCGGGGGCGTGGAGCGCGAGGCCGTCATGCCGGATGAGTTCATGGGACGCGGCATCGCTTATGCCGAGTATATTATTTGGTTTAGGACAAAGCGGGGCAATCCATACTCGCAATAATCGCGGCGGAGGCCGCCAAGGGAGGATACGGAAATGTTATCAAAGATCGGAAGTTTCGCGTTCAAAAAAGAGACCACGCCGGGGACGGCCGAAACCATCACCGCTTCGGAAGCCATCTATATCAAGGATGGCAAGCTGAAAATCGTTTCCCATCCCCAGGCTCGAAACGTGCTTCGCAACGTCACTCCCGATCTGGTTCCTATCAGGGGATCGGAAGAGGTTGAACTAACCGGCACGTTCGAGATGAAGGGGAGCGGCACGCCGGGCACGCCGAACACCATCCTAGGCGATATCCTGGAGAGCCTGGCCCTCGCCGAAGTCGCTGATTCCGGGCATCGGGTGACTTATACGGGGGTGGCCGATCCTTCCGTTTCATCGGTGGGATCGGGAACGGCCAAAGGTAACGTCGGCGGGAAATATCTCACCGGCCTCGGCCTCCGGGGTGACGGCTCTTTCAAATTCAAGGCCGGTGAACTTCTCGGCCTCGATTATTCCGGCAAGGGCGGGCTCGTCGCCACGGGCGACGAAAATCCCTTGGCGGATCCGAGCGATTTCCCGAAACCGCTACTCACCATCGGCGCCATGTACCTGCTCGAACACCATTCCGATAACGTATATGCTCTGCCCTCCGGCTCCGATTACGAGGGGTTGCGGATGGCGACGGGAGTCGGTGAGGAATTGGCCGTCACCATCAACCAGGCCGCGGCCTTCAAACCGAAATACCTGGTGGTCATAACCCAAAAGGTCGGCACCCCGGCGGGCGAAACTTTGGGATTCTGGGCGGAGATTCAGGCCGATTCAACCGGCGACCCGAGCGGAACGGCGATTACCAACGGCACGACCGCCAAAATACTCACCACGCTTATCAGCACGACCAAGCAGTATACAATTCTGGAGTTCGCCACGCCGCCGACATGCGCGGGGACCACTCCTTACCACGTTGTCCTCAAAGGCGACTGGACGGGGAGTGACACCAATTACATCAAGATCGGCACCATCGCCTGTGCGGTTGGGGCGCAGCAGAGCCAGAAAAAGAGCACGACCTATGCCGCCATTTCCCTTGAAAACGTCGGCTGCATCCTGGTCGGGGCCTCCGAGCCGGAAATGATTTTCGGCGACGTGGAACTCAAGCTCGGAAACAACGTGGACAATCCTCCGAATTACAATCATGGCGGGTATTATCTGGCCAAGATTCTCGGCCAGAATCCGGAGATCACGATGTCACCGTTGGAGGTCTTGGACGCCACCCGCAATCTTCGGGCCTACCAGGGCAGCGGCACGGACCTTTTCTGGCTCGCCCGCGTGGGCGCGACGGCGGGCAACAAGATCACCTTCTTGGCGCTCCATTGCCGGGTTTCGGATGACGGCGGTCAGGACAATGGCGGGGCCGAAGTGACTCATCCGCTTACGGTCAGGGTCGAGAATCCTACGGATCTGTCCATCATTTTCGAGTAGAAAGAAGGGGGGGATCAAATGCCAATCGCATTGACCAAGACTGAAAGGTTTTCGTATATTTTGGAGGCCGAGAGGCTTTGTTCCGACCGCCGGGCCGGGGCAGGCGGCTGCCCGATGGCGGACAAGTGCTCGGGCAAGGAGCCGGATTGCACCCTGACCTTTATCCGCCCCGACGCCGCATCCCAAACCGTCTTTATCCTCCGCTCCTGGGGATGGGCGGAGCGGGCGGCGGTGCTGAAAATGGTGCAAACCAATCGGCCTCCGATTGAGTTCGTGGAACTCGGCCTCCGCTTCGGCCTTATCGGATGGGAAAATTTCAAGGACGCGAACGGAACGCTGATCGAATTTCCCGATGGGAAAAAGATTCTGGACGCGGCCAAGCTCGAATATATTAACGCGACTACCTGGGGAGTGGAACTGTTCAATGAACTTTTCCGTATGTCCTATCTGGAGGAAGCCGAAAGAAAAAACTAGCCCTGGCCGGCCGATTTCTGGCCGGCAAGTTCAAAGGTTGGAATTGCGAGGATTGCGAAGCGGTGTCGAAACTGAATCCTATAAATGGGGAAGCGATGAAGCGGCAGCGGGGCTGTTATGAGCCGACGCCGCGCCCGCTGTTCGATGACGTCCCCGGATTCGGTCCGCTCTCGCGTTGTCCGGTGTCGGAGCTAACGGACCTGTCGCGGGGCATGATGCGGCTGTGGAATCATTACGAGGCCGGGCGGCTGGGGCCGATCACGGACCTGCCCGCTTCCCTGGTGGACGGCATGGAAGTTTTGCAGACGGCGATTAACCGGGCCGGGGCCGAACCCCGCGAGCGTGACTGACGATGGCCGATAAAGAATTATCCATCCTGATAAAAACCACCGATACGGTTTCGGATGTGCTGAAAAAGATCGGGGCGCAGGCGGAGCAGACGGCGGGGAAGATGGCGGCGGCGGGTAAGGGCAAGCCCTCATTTTTCGCGGAGATCGGTAAACAGGCTGAAACGGGCACGCTGTCAATGGGATCGTTCACCGCGGCGGCGACTCGGGCGCTCGGGCCGGTGGCAATGGTAGGTGGGGCCGTCCTGGCCGTCGGCGGGGCCGTTGTCGCCGCCGGAGTTGCTATCACTGCACTTACCATCAAGATCGCCAATCAGGGCGATATGTTCGATGAACTGGCGCAAAAGACCGGCGTGTCGGTAGAGACTCTTTCCGGCCTTCAGTTGGTTGCCGCCAAATCCTCGATGTCGATTGAGACGATGGGTTCGGCCATCAACAAGATGCAGAAGGCGATGGTGGCGGCGGCGGAAGCTGGGGACAAGGACAAGCTCTTCGCCGCGCTGGATATTCCGGTTGAAGTCAACGGCCGTCTCCGTGATACGAATGACGTATTGATGGACCTGGCCGATAAATTTCAAAGTATGCCGGATGGGGCGCAAAAGTCCGCGCTGGCCTTGAAGGTGTTTGGCAGGGCCGGGGCCGACATGATTCCGATTATGAATATGGGCCGGGTGGCGATTGAGGAGCAGATAGCCAAGGCCAAGGAACTGGGGATCGTATGGAGCACGGAGGACGCGAAGGCGGCGGCGGACCTAACAGATTCCATCGATGAATTAAAATTCGCTTTTACTGGACTGAAAAAGGAAGCGGTAACTCCATTAATTGGACCCTTAACTGACGTTGTAAATATAACCACAATGTTGGTTACTCACTGGAAAGAACTAGGAGTCGCATTCGCGGGGGTTATCGGGCCGATGGCCCGAGCTGAAATAGCAATGAGCGCGATGGGAATAATCATTCCGATCATTAGTGAAAAAATGGCCGGTATGATTAAACTGTTACGAATCTTGAAGATATTATCACAAGCGGGCGGATCGGCTGGACCTGCTCCGGTTGGCTCTGGCAGCCTCGAATCCGATACCGCCATGGCATTTGCCCTGGGCGGCAAACCGACAACCCCGGCCCGTACTGGCACCGGCGGTCGCGCCGCCGGGAAAACTCCCGCTCAAATTGCTGCCGAGGAGGCTGCCAAGGAGCAGGCCGCATGGGACAAAGAACATCGGGCCGATGTTGATGCGCAAGGATATGCCATTCCCGATTATGAGGCTGGGCTGCGGGAATCGCGCCGGGCCGATGCCGAGGCGGAATTGGCTGATATAGACAAAGCTAAGGCGGCTCAGGTCGCCGCCGAAACTGAAAAGAATAATGCCATCCTTGCCCGGCAAGCCGAGTTCCAACAGATGTATCTCAATGCGGCCACGGCTACCTTCCAGGGCGGCACGGACATAATGGCCGACTGCCTTGCCCGCATGATCCAGGGCCAAAAGGTTTCGGCCAAGGGGATGATGAAGGCGGCCGGTCAAATGTTCGGCGGGGTCCTATCCCAAATGGGAACGTCGTTAATTGCGACGGGCGTCGCGGATATGGTCAAGGCCGAAGCCCTAAGCGCGAATCCACTAACGCCGGGATGGGGCGCGCTTTTGTGGGCGGCGGGAGGAAAAGAAATAGTTGAGGGCACGGCCCTCAAAACCTTGGGCGCTTTAATGGGAGGTAGTGGCAGCGGCGCTGGGGCGGGCCGGGCCAGCGGCGGCGGTCACGGCGGCCACGAGGTCCCGAATCGCGGCGCGGCGGCAACCTCCATCGGCTCCGCCTCTGTCACCTTTGAAGGAATCGAACGGCTCCGGGGCCGCTTCGTAATGGGCGACTACGCCGACATCGTGGGAAAGTTCCTTGATGAAATGAACCAGGCCAAGCGGCGTGACGTTCACATGGAGTTTGCGGCATGAGGCTAAACTAAATGGGATACCCGCGCATCCTTTACCAGAATCGAGTACCGGCGGCGACCCTCACCACCACCGGCGGCACGGTGACGGTCGGGCACCCGCTTTCCCTGCTCACCACCTGGCGCGACTACTACCGGGCGGCATGGTCGGGCGCGAACTCCTATGTTATAAAAATATACAACGGGGCAACCTCCCTTTCCTATCAAAGCGTTGCCATTAGTGGGCACAACCTTTTCACTTGCGGCGCTCGTTTTAAGGTAGAAGATTGCGATGACGATTCGACATGGGTTGAAAGAGTCGCTTATACTACTCCGTCAAGCAATAAAACGCTGGCGCTATTTTTTACCCAAGTATCTAAAAAGTATACTCGCTTCACCATCGACAACAACGGCGGGGCGGTATTCAGCCCCGAAATCGGCGTCCTCTTTGTCGGAAACTATCTCGAATTTCCCGAGTACCTCACCACGCCATTTGATCCAGACGCGCATCGGATCAACAAGAGTTCGGCCCAGGGCGACACCGGCCGCATACTCGGGACCACGGTTGACTTCCGCTCCCGAACGGTGAATGTCTCGTTTTCTTACCTATCCTCCACTTGGATTAACGCGACGTGGTTCCCTTTTTGGAACGCTCAATATGCCACCCCGTTTATATTCTGCCATGATCCCGAGAATTACGCGGCGGCGGCATACCTAATGGAGTTCGATGTTGACGCCATGAGCGTCCCTTTCATTAATTCCGCCTGGCGCGGCCCGCTCACGCTGGCCTTGCGCGGATTGTATGAGGAATAGACCTTGACCACGATGGCCGCTGCCCGCGCCGACGCCTCGCGCCAGTTGATCCGGCTGGTTATACTGAAGCTGGATCAATGCGGCAACGAGTACGGCGTCGCGCCTTGCACGGCCTCGGGCGGGCGGTGCGCCTACACCTGGCCCACTTGCAAAGACACCGCCAACTATACCCAATCGACATATAATTACAAGTTTACCAACCGGGGAGCGCCATCCCTGCTCGGGGCGCTTCCCCTGCTGCTCAAGTTCGATCCGCTCGGCTCCCGCATTTTGCAGGATAAGTTCGAGGTTTCGGCCGGAGAATGGAGGTTAAAGTTCGCGCCCGACACCGCCGCCCCGCTGGTTTGTGTCAACAAGACCACCTCCGAGGCCGACGTGGGATCATTCTGGCCCAACCTGATAGCCCGTAACCCGAATTATCAGGGACGGATGATCAAGGTCTATGAGGGATACGCCGGAGTATTAGAGGCCGACTTTGAATTGATGTTCTCGGGCACCATCGAAAATATCACGGTCTCCCGAGACGGCGCGGAGATCATGGCCCGCGACCTGCTCTACAAAGCCAAGGAAGCGAAACTCCCGGCCAAGATCGATGAATCGAACACGGTCTATGTCACCCTCGCCATCGGGGGCGCGACTTTGGAAGTGGTGGACGCCGCCGGTTTCCTCGACGCCTCGGCCAAGCATCCCCGGATCATTAAAATTGAAAGCGAATACATTACTTATACTGGACGCAATACGACGCTGAATACCTTGACCGGCCTGGGGCGCGGAGCCTATGGCACGTCGGCGGCGCAGCACGTCGCGGGACTGGCCATCGCCCAGGTGCTGGCCTACGGTAACGCCGCTTTCACCGCCGGGATCGCGCCCGACCTTATCCTTTATGACCTGCTCTATCTGTCCGGCATCGGCGCGGGTTATTGGGAAGTGGCCGATGACGGTTGTGTTTTGAACGAGGCGCTTGATAATTCCGAGACGGCCTTCGATGTCACCGGCGGAAACTACCTGCCCGACGCCGGGGTTATACGGATAGACGATGAATGGTGTGCCTATACCACGCGAACAGATACCCTCTTGAGCGGGATCGTTCGGGGCGTGTGGGGGACAACTGCCGTCGCCCACGACACCGCCGCCATCGTCTATATTTCTACCTGCTCGTCCGAAGTCAATCGCTGGCACGCGGGCGCGACTTTCCGCCGCAAGGTTGAAAAGGAAACGAGCATCGGGGAATTGGTCAAGACCCTCGCCGCCGATAACATGGCGGATGTATTCGTAAATGAATCGGGTAAGATTGCCTTTAGTATTCAGGCTCCGCCGGTTATCGGGACCGACGTTTCGGCCTTGACCCGCGACGACCACTGGCGCAACTCGCGCAAGGTCAATTTTTACGATGAGTCCCGATGCACCCGAGTATATCTTTTTCATTCCGCGCCGCTGCCCGACCCCGGCGAGACCCCGGAAAATTACGGGGCGCTGCGGGTTTATTATGATGCCGATGCCGAAGCCGCGGTCAACTATGGCAAGGCGCAGATCAAGACTCGATACTGCCCCTGGATATATCAGGCGGCGGAAGCAAACTGGCTCGCGGTCAAGCTGTTCAACCGCTACAAAAAAGCGTGCCCGATCCTGACCTTCAGCCTCGAAACCTACTATGCCTCAATCCGGCTCGGGGACTTGCTCCGACTCATCGTGCCGGAGATAGTCGGCGAGACCGGCGCGGCGGTGTCGAAACTTTACAAGGTCACTTGTCGTGATCCGAAAGAGGATAACGAGATCGTGGTTGAGGCGACGGACACCGGCTATGGCGATGACCGTTACGGCCTAATTGCTCCGGCGATGGGGACGCTGGTAACGGCGATTGACAATGACGATACCTTTATTTATATTGAGGTAGGGGACACCGTGGGGATCGGCGGAAGCGGCCGATTAACCGCCGCTGACTTCAGGACCGGCGGGCAGATTCGGATCGGGGACGAAAAAATCACCATCGGGGAAATATACGATGATGTAGTTTGGCCGCTTTCGACTCCCAAGGTGGCATTGTTGACCTGCGTTCGCGGGGCCCTGGGGACCACGCCGGATTCCCATGAGGTCGGCGATCAAGTGCTGATTCTCTACTCCGGCGCCAGCGACGATTTCCGCCGCCGCTATGCTTTCATCGGGGATTCTGATAACCTATTGGATAGCGATGGCGACGGGACGGCCGATGAGGCCGGGTACGTTATATTCTAGGGGGTTATGATGGGAATTACGGCGAGCCAGACGGATTCACAAAGCCCGGTCGATCAGACCTTGATGGATGCGATCCGAACGGGACAATTAGAGCAGGGCGTTCTTTATAATTTTGGGCGCGGGTCCTACTACGTAGATGCGGTGGCAACCGCCGTTGATCCACCGGCAACCTATGGCTCTCAATCCAATAACACCTCCAAAGCCGCGCTCGCGGAAATTAAAATAATGGTTCCGTCGGGAGCACTGAAAATTTATTGCACGATCAAGGCGGGATGCTCGCGCACCAACGCCGATTGCCATTACGACGTGACCATTGATGGTCACGTTATCACGTTTGCTTCTCTTCCAGCCATCGCCAGTTCCGACTGGCAGACGGCGCAATCGGTAACCGTTATTTCTGGCGGATTGAAAGATGTATTAATCAATTCCCATAACGACAATTCCGGAAGCGCCCGAAATTTTGTACTAGACGGGGTAATTATATACTGCGGTCAATAACCGGCGCGTTGCGCCCGAGGAGATAAAAATGAGCACCAGTTCAGCGCAAGCAACCGATGGCGGCGGCAAGGTTATCAGCCCGCCGCCGATTGACGGGGCCACGGCTCCGATCCAATTCGACTACACCGACGCTTCCGCCAATATCGCGGTGCTGCCGAACCGCTTGATCCAGGTCAAATCCAATACGGACTGCTATTACAAGTTGGGGGCGGCAGACACCATCGCGGCGGCGGCCACTACCAGCGCCACCATCGCCAGCCAGTACCTGCCCGCCGGGGTCGGGGAAATTGTCGAAACCGGAGCGTTTCTTTTTCTCGCCGCCATCCGTAAAACCGGCAACGGTCAAATGACCATCTCATACCTGAAAGGATAGGAGGATACCATGCCCAGCGGAAACCAGGCCCTTGACGGAAACTTGAAGCCCATCAGCCCGGCGCCGATCCAGGGCGACGTGTCGCCGATCCAAATTGCCAGCGCCACGGCTTCGGCCCGAATCGCGGTGCTGCCGAACCGCTTGATCCAGGTCAAGGCCACGGTCAACTGCTACTATAAACTCGGCGACGTGACGGTCGCGGCGGCAGCGACTACCAGCGCGACGGACGGGAGTCAATACCTGGCGGGCGGCACCTGCGAAACGGTCTTGACGCCGAACATTGCCGCGCCCTATCTCGCCGCGATTCGGGCGGCGACCACGGATGGACAGTTGACAATATCATACTTGAAAGGATGAGGCCCGCGAGGCCGCGGCACAAGGGCGAGGAACCGGAAAGCGGTGACGTAAATGAATTGGAACGATATCTCAACCGGACTTATATCCGGCCTAGTATCATCGGGAATAGTCGGAGCCTTCTTTTGGATGGCTTGGGGGCGATTGATCGACCGTTTTGAGCGGATCGAAAAGGACATGGTTGACGTCGAAATATCATGCCTCAATCACGAAAAGCGGCTGTCTTTTATGGAAGGCGAAAAGGCCGAATAGACGGGGCGCGGCCCCGGAAGGAGGGGATCATGGCGGACAAGGTGAATCAGTTGGCGGCGTTGAACGCGAACCTGAAAGCGGAGTGGCATTACAACCTTAATACGTTCACGGATGAACTGCACAAGGTCGCCGTCGGGGTCAAGGCGTGGCTGATCCTGAACAAGCCCCGCTTCGAGCGGTGGGCCACGGAGGGCGGCGAGGGACTGGGCGCGTTCGTGACCGCCATCCTGAAAGGTGAGGCCGGCCGGGCGGAGGCGATGGCGAAGAATACCGGGAGCGACACCACCAGCGTGATTGGATTCAACACCGGCCTCGTCGAGCGCGAGGCTTTTTGGATCGCCGTCCAGGTCGTGATGGCCGGCGGCAAGATTCCGACCTGGCTCGTCCCCATCATCGGGGAAATTCTGAAACAGGTTCAGCAGGTCAAGGTGGGGTGACGCCATGAAACGGCTCATAATCTCTCTGCTGTGGTCGGTTGGCATTGCCGCCATGTGGCTAGTGGTGGTTATGGCCTGGGCCTATGCCACCATCGGCCTTTTTCCGCTGACGGGTTGGACCGCCGACACCACGGCCACGGTCGTACAGACCGGGTTCGATCTCGGGCGCTGGCTCCAGACCTTCAAGGAGACGATGGAGTGGGTGGTGGTGAACCAGACCTTGATCGTGGCCTTCGGGGTCGCCGTCGCCGCCATCATCGGGGCCATCCACCAGCGCCGGGGAAAGGAGGCCGCGGTCTCCGCCCTGGACCTGGTGACGACCTCAGCCGAGATTGCCGAGGAATCGTTGCCCCGAAAAATACGGGCGGTCAAGCGGCAGGTCGAATCGGCGGCCCCGGTCCTGACCGCCCTGGCCGGCCGATTCCTTGACGCCAGCATCAAGCGCGCCGACGGGTCCGCCGTGCCCCTGCGTGAGCGATTCCTGGCCCTGCTCACCCGGCGCGGGAAGGGGTGACGTCATGGGCGACCTCTCTGCTCACTTCTCGACCTCCGAGTTCCAATGCCACTGCGGGTGCGGCCGGTGCGAGGTTCAGCCCCGGCTCCTCCAGGCGCTTGAGGCCGTCCGGGTCGAGGTCGGGGAACCCCTGCACATCGTCTCCGGCTACCGCTGTCCCGGCCATAACAAAGCCTGTGGCGGTGCCAAGGACAGCCAGCACATGCTCGGCATGGCCGCCGACGTGCAGGCGCCCGACCTGTGGAAGCTCTACAAGGCCGCGATGCGGGTGCCGATGGTCAAGGGCGTCGGCATCTATCTCCGGCCAGGCGGCTGGATTCACCTCGACGTCAGGCCGGAGACGGCGCGGTGGGCGGAGGATGGGTTGAAGAGGCCCATGGGATTCAAGGCCGCCCTCCGCATCCTGGGCGAACGGGTAACTGCCTAAGTTCGGGGCGCGGGGCTTTTAACCTTTTTCCCCTGGCGCCCCCGACCGCGACCACTGGTGATCCCCCGGTGGTCGCGGTTTTTGCGCCCCTAGACTGCCTGCCGACGCCAGCCGGGTACTCGGCAACCGGGGAGGCCCAAACAGGCCGCCTTGCCCGAGTTTGGCCCCTAGATTGCGGGATTCGGGCCTGTCCGCCGCCAATGTTTCACGTGAAACATTCTCTAACTGTAGCATTTTTGCTACACTAGCCCCTGGAAACCGCATATTATAGGATTGCTAATATCGTGCCAAAAGCCAATATAGCCGTGAAAAAAAATATGCGGGATCGCAAATAAATCTCTTGACAAATATAAAACGATATGTTATACTCTTTACATGATCGAAAAAGAAAAAGGGGGAACGGGGATGCAAAAGATAATCAGCGATGAGGAAGTCAAGGCGGCGATGGTCGTTACCCCGCGCACTTCCAATGGGAATCCCGTTGGTTTCCGGGTCAAGGTCGGCGGTATGATCTATGACGTTTTCACCTTGGACCGGCAGGTCGCCGTTGATCGGGCATGGTCACGTTATCTCAAAGACGTTTCCGTTTCCTTCGGAGAGATGGCTCATTAGCCCGCCGCCGGGCCGGGACTTCCAACCAGACCGCCAAACAGGGAGGAACAATCATGGAAAAGTTACTCATGCACCCGACCATTAGCCGCTACCTTAACGCCCCGCACAAACTGACCGAAGCCGAGCGCCAGTCCCCCGGCCTCCGCCACCTGGCCGTTACGCGCCGGACCCTGCGCGAGCACGCCCAGGCCGTCCGCAACGCCCGTGAGGACGTGGAGGCCACCGGCTCTACGACTTCCACCGCCCGGCCCGACACCCGCCCGACCAGGGCCGAATATGTCAGATCGCGAGTCATTGAGGCATTCAACCTCGGCATCCCTGATTCTATTCGCTCCGATGTTTTTCGGTTTCTGATCGATACCTTGAACCAGACGCGTTAGCCGAAACGGGGGGTGCGCCCCCGTCCGCCGGAGGGACCGGCACTGATGAGGCTTCAAAAAAAGGAGGGATTATTGATGCGAGAAATTCAAGGGAAATGTCCAACTTGCAAGATCGCCTTTCGTTTCCATCCGCGCCGTGAGGTGTCGAGGCTGAAGGATGCCTATTGCCCTCGCTGTGGAACCAAACTACAGGCCACGACCCATTTAATAAAGTGGCCCTGGATCGAAAACGAATGGCCGGTATCATTCAAGGCTGCCTATTTTATGCAGCCCCTACCTCGATAGAGATGATGAGGCTTTCAACCAAAAAGGAGGATCAAATGGCATTGAATTTTGAACAGGTGCAGGGAGCGGTTAATCTGGAGGTGGCCGTGGACGGCGACCTCGTCTACCTTCGCTTCAATCGGGCACAAGATCACGGCCCCAGCGCCAGCGGCAAGTCTCATCGCGTCGCCTCCACTCTCGGTAACCTCCAGATTACGGGCGTCACCGTCGGACTGAACGTCTATCGGAAGGTGTAGCGATGCCGACCTGCCCTTCCTGCGGCTTCCGCTTTTCCGACCCCGACCTTACCTACTGCCCGCGGTGCCGGGCGAAACGGAATGGGGATCAGGCGGCGGCGGACCCGGCCCCGGAGCGGACCTCGAAGCCGACCTGGATCGAGGCGCCAGTCGGAGGCGGCGATGACCAGGGATGACTGGTTTGACTTCGCCGCCCAGCTCGCGGGCGGGATCGTGGTGGTAGTTTACGTCTGGCTTCTGGCCTTCATGGCCTTCTGCTACTGAAAGGGGGATCACATGCCATCCGGAATCGAATACACCAACCTGCCTGTCGGCGACTACCTCGTAACGGGGATTTACGTTCCCGGCTACGCCGGGGTGCCGACGGTATTCGAGGTCCACAGCGTCACCGCCGCCGACGGCAAGCTCTGTCGGATCACGATTGACCTGGTGGAGGAACTGGAGGAAGGGGCGCTCGCGGC